TTGGACGCCGCGCGCCGTCGGCGCGCGCCGCAGCGGATCCTCCCGCGGTCGGGATACGAAGGATCTGGTTGGTGACCGCGTTCTGGTCGTTGCCGTCAACGCGCCACGTGTTCGTCCAGAAGTCCCAATAGATCTTCTCGGATCCGGCGAAATAGAGTTCGTAGTGCATCACTTCCTTGATGCCGTAGTCGTGGTGCTGAAGGTCGCCACGCTTCCACGGGTCGGGCTTGACGGCGCCGAGGCGTCCCTCGAGAACGACCCTCGCCTCGACTTCGACGCCCTTGCGCTTGTCGATGTACTTTCCGTATCCGGTGAAGTTGTTGCGCATCTTCGTGTTCAGACCGAAGAGCGTCAGCACGTCCGGGTCGAAGCCGGCGAGCTTGAACGTCGGCGCGAGCTTCTGAATGCCGGTGGTGAACTCGACCTGAACCGGGGCGCCGCCCGGAAGATGATCCTGTGTCATCTCCTCGAGCGGCGGGAGGGCGAATTCGGTGATGGTGAGGTGCTTCGACGCGGTGGGGTCGTGGTCGCCGCAGAAGAGGTTCAGCGCCTCGAGAATGTAGATCGTCGCCTGAGCCATGGTGCATCACTCCCGGCCGCGCATCGGTGCCGCATCACGCCGCGAGGGCGACATTGCTGTTCGCCTGAGTGACGAGGTCGTTGAGGAGGAGGTCGAGAGCCGTCCGGTAGCGCGCCGACGAGATATCGAGGCGGCGGAGCACCGGCGCCTCTTCGGCCGCGAAGCCGACGTTGAACCGACCGAGACGGATGTTCTCCGGACTGTTCTGGTCACGCGAGAAGCCGACCGTGTAGCCGAGGATGTCGCCATCGGCCTTCAGATCGCGGAGGAACGTTCCCATCGTGTTCAGGATCGCCTGGATCGTCTGAGCGGTGATGTTGAAGCGCCCGAGGTAGAACCGCAGCGTCCGGAGAAGCGCGAGGTGAATGTAATCGCGGCCGCGCGTGACGTTGTAGAAGCGCCACAGGTCGTCCTCGGCGGCCGTGTCCGTGCCGATATAGACGAAGCCGCCGGAGGCGATGGCGCTCTCGACGCCCATCTGACCGCGCGCGATGATGCCGCCGTTCTCGGCGAGGATCGCCTGACCCTCGTTGGCGCCGTCTGTGAGCGAGAAGCCGACATTGCGCGCCGGGCCGACGATGCCCGAAACGGGCTGGTTGGCCCACGAATGGAAGGGGCGACCGCCGAATTCGTGGTCGCGCCGAACGCCGATGCCGAGGATCCGGCCGACCGCCGAATGAACAGTCGACGTCGCGCCGACCTTCACCTTCACGCCGTGAGGGATCAGCCGCTCGGACTGCATCGTCTCGCGCCAGTCGGTGAACGCCTGCAGGCTGTCCGTTCCGCCCTCGACGACGGCGTGCGCGAGAATGGAAGACAGGACGGCCGGGAGTTCGGCGACGACGGCGTTCGCCTCGCCGGTGGCATGCTGTTCGGTGAAATCCGGAATGCCGATCATGCGCGGGATCAGACCGGTCAACTCACCGGCGCGCTTCAGCGCATGAACGCCGGAACCGGCGACCGACGATCCGACGATGTTGGTGATCGCTGCCGCCTCGTCGGCGCCGGGGTCGGTTCGCACAACGACGACGCGGGCCGCGACCTGATAGTCGCCGAGTTGATCGTTGATGCCGTCGATCGCGTCGCCGATGGCGTTGGCGTTGCCGAGCTTCGCGCCGAGGACCGGATCATCGGAGAACATGGCGACGGGGGTGTTGAGCGGGAACGCGGCTGCGTCGGCGCCGGCCATCGGACCGACGAGACCAACAACCGACATGTCAGACGTGATCGCCGGACGCGGATCGTTGTCGACGCGCGAAATCGTGATGCCGAAGGTGGGTTCGGACATGGTCGTGCCTCATGGTTCGGCATCCGGCGCGCGCCGGGCCGTTCGTGATGGTGAAACGCAACGACCCGCCGAATGGCGGATCGCGAAGGTTGGTGGGCGCCAGCGGCTCGGAAGAGCGTGTCCCGGTCTACGTCGGACCGTTCCTCCCAAACGGTGCGAACGAAGACGCCGCCCGGAGGCGGCGTGCGGGTCGTCGGTTGGGATCGGGTCTCGCCCCGGCGCACGGACGTCAGCGGGCGCCGGCAGCCCGAAAGAAGTCGTCGAGGAAGACGTCGAGCGGGACGGCGCCGCGCACCGCTTCGCCGATCACCAGGGTCAACGGGTGGGTGCGGTCGAAGGCGGTGGCGCCGGCGATGGCGATCACCGCGTCGTCGCGTTCGGCCGCGCTCGGGAGCGCGGCGACGACCGCCGCCAGCGCCGCCGGCAGCGTGCCGACGGTGACGAAGGCGACCGCCTCGGCTTGGGTGACGAAGCCGCGGTCCCGCGCCTCGAGCGCGAACTGTCGATCGGTGATCGAAGCGGGAACCGGTTCGACCGGCGTCGGGGCCGGAGCGATCGTCCCGCCGGAGGCGACCCACGACGCCAGTCGGCGGCGCAGATCGGTATCGGGCGGGAGCTTCGCGTCGTCGGTCCAGACGGTTCCGTCCGTCATCGTGATGGCGACGGTGGACCCGAGCGAGGTGTAGGCGACGGTGTCGATCATCTCAGAGCCTCGCATTGGCGATGATGGCGGACATCCAGGCGGTCGACGTCGCGTTGCCGACGTTCGACAACACCGTGCCGCCCCACGTGGACACGACGTCCGTCCCCGGCGTCCCTGCATTCCAGGCGGAGGTCACGGCGGGGACAGCCCTCATCAACACCGGCCAGACGAGATTGATGCGGCGCAGCGTCGATCCCTGACTGTCGATCAGGCCGAGCATCGCGAGACCCGACATGGCGATGTACTGGCGCTGACATCGACGGTGCTCGGCGGCGAAGGCGGGCAACTCCCAGGCCGGGAGTTCGGTTCCGGCGTAGAGACCGATGTCGGCGATCTCGAAGACGTTGGCCGTCGACGACATCCCGTTGCTCTGCTCCGCCGTCGTCAGCAGGTTGCCGTCCGCCCACCCATCGGCAACGGCGGCTCGCCACGAGGTTCCGGCGGCGATGCAGATGCGGGCAAAAATGCCCGCCCCGGACGAGTCCCGGATCCATGTGCCGGACGTGTCTCCAGGTACGGTGGCGGTCACCAACACGTCCGTATTGGCCTGGGCCGACGAAACCGTGAACGTCGTGACGTAAGAGCGAGTGCCTGCCGCGTTGGCGAAGGACAGCCCCCAGGTGCCGGCCGGCGCGTTGACGACACCGCGCCAGACGAAGGGTCTGGCAGCGGCGGTCCCGAACATCAGATCGGCGACATCGATCCCCTCGATCGGGAACCCGAGAGAGTAGGTATCCCCGGCGGCGATCGACGTGTCGGCGACCGATACGGCACACCGGGCGCGCGTGGGCGATCCTCCGGGTGAGTTCTTCAGGATCTGCGCACAGGTGAGGGCTCCGCTTCCCCCCGCAGTGACGACGAGCCCATCGAAGGCATAGCCCTGTCCGGACGGACCGATGACCACCGTCGCCCCGGTCGCCCGATCATGGCAGACCTGGAACGCCGGGTTCAGATGCCGGTTGCGCAGGCTCGCCTTGCCCTGGACGCCGAGATTGGCCCGACCCTGGGCGGCCTCGGCCGGGGTCAGGGTCTGCGCCGCGTCGACGCGCAGGCGGGCGGCGAGGGCCGCGATCGTCGCGCTCGCGAAGTTCGCGTCGTCGCCGAGCGCCGCCGCCAGTTCGTCGAGGGTGTCGAGTTGTCCCGGCGCCGCGCCGATCAGGGCGGCGAGCGCGGCCGAGACGAAGGCCGTGGTGGCAATCTGGTCGGTCGCGGTGGCGACCGGCGCGGTCGGAGCGGTCGGCGTGCCGGCGAGTGCCGGCGAGACGACGGGCGCCTTGTTGGCGAGCGCCGTCGAGAGGCCGGTAACCGCGGAGAGCGGCACCGATCCAGTGACGATCTGCTGGACGACGTCCTCAGCCAGTGTCACATCGGCTTGGAGTTGGCTCAGTGCCGCCCGAGCTGCGACGAGTTCCGGCTCGACGTTGGCGGCGATGGATGCCAACGCCT